ATTTGAGTCTATTATTCCAGTCGCGCCATGAAGGTCTGACTGGTGTCTTTTACACCTTTGAACATTTAAAATGCCGACTTAATTTTTTATTATATATGCTGTAGGCGTTCTTCCCCATAATAATGTTTTAATATTTAAATTAGGATGTTCATTTAAAAATTTATCTACAGCATTTGATTCAGTCCATTTTTCACATGCATATTCATCAAATACAATAATACCTCCTCTTACAATTCTATCATATAACATATTTAATGAAGCATATGTTGGTTTATCTATATCTAAATCTAAATACAAATATGATATTCTAAATCCAGGATTTTTTTCTAAATAAACTGGTATAGTTTTTTCAACATCTCCTTCAATCAATTGATAAATATCTGTATTAAAACCCATTCGCGTATTTGTTAGTTTCATTTTATTAATAAACTCCGATATATCATCTGTGGAAATACCGTTTTCCATATTAATACCTGAATTTGTATAGTATTCATCTAATTTAACATTATTATTTGTTAATGTTTCTTTATAATTATTTGATTCTGAAAATAAATCAAAACCTATTACTTTTTTATTAGAAGCAGGTATAAATATTTCTCTTAATTTTAAAAGTTGCGCTATGCCTGTTCCTTTGAATACCCCTATTTCCACAATATCACCAGGCAATTCCAAAGAGATCCTAAAAAAATGCTCTCTTACCAAAAATTTTCTTAATCTTTCAATATCTTTATTTAAAAAAAAACCATTATATAAGTCCCATTCATCAGTAGTATCAATAAATTTTTTTAGATTTTCCATTTTAAATACATATAAATATAAATATGTATTTATATAATTATTTTCTTAATGTACCTTTTTTATAGTTTTCTCCTTCAAATTGTTTTCTTGGACCTGGTTCATATTGTGTAGCACTTTCTATAGCTTTTATACCTTTTACTAATTTAATTAATCCATCTGGTTCTATACTACTGGTTTGATCACTTCCCCATAAATTTCTATCTAATGTTATATGACGTTCTACCCATTCAGCACCTAATGCTACAGCAGCATAAGTTGTAACTAATCCATATTCATGTCCACTATATCCTATCACCTTATTTGGATACTCTTTTTTTAAATGTTCTATATATCTTAAATTTAAATCTTCTGGTGGGCAAGGATATGTTGAATTTGTATGCATAATTACATCTGGATTTGCGACCTCTACAGCAACTTTAATTTCTTCTTCTGTACTCATACCTGTACTCATTATTACATAATCAAATGCTTCTCTAGTTGCTTTCAATAGTGCCAGGTCATTTATTACTGGACTACCTAATTTAGCTATACGGGTATATTTTGCCATTAAATTAACGCTATCTACATCCCATACACTAGCAAAAAATTCTATTCCTATTTCTTTAGAATATTCACATAATTCTTTTATTTGTTCTTCGTTAAACTCTAATTTATATTTATATTCTAAATACGTCATCTCACCCCAAGGTGTCTTTCTCATTACAGATTTTTGATTTTCTGGAACGCATACATCAGGGTTACGCTTTTGTATCTTTGCATAATCACATCCTGCTACTTTTGATAACATTATTAATCTCTTACATTCTTCAATTGAACCATTATGATTAATTCCAATTTCTGCAATAATTTTAACCATTAGTAATACTTGTATATTTTATATTATTAATCTTTTATATATATTTTTTTTTGTATAAATAAATATCATTTTATTTATTATAAATATGGCACAATTTAAAAATGCCGATGAAAGAGCTTTAGATTTACAAGCTAAATTATCAGCCCTACAAGCTGAAAACAAAAATTTAAGAAAGAAAATAGAAAATATTGAATTAGTAAAAAATAATGCGAGTGAAAGAATAGAACAATTTGTAGAAAAATGGTATGAAGAAAATAAAGATTTAGTTGATTTAGGTGAAATTGAAATTTGCGGTAGATATAAAGTTGATTTAATTCCGGATGAAATGGAAAAACGTATTTATGCTAAGATGTTAAAAATTGTATATGCGTTTTTAGGAAGAGGTATGATATAAATTTTATTTTATTTTATTTTATTTTATTTTATTTTATTTTATTTTATTTTATTATATAATATAATATAATAATGTCCAAATTTAAGGACATCTTGGTAAAACCGGGGGATGAAGGCTACGAGCCGTTATCGCCCAACGCCGAGGAGATCGAGAGTATCAAGGTGCAAATTCAAGGAAAAAGGGAGGAGTTGAAAAAAATACAGGAGGAGCAGGCACGCCGCGTAGAGCGCGCCGAGCAGGAGTTGAAAAAAATACAGGAGGAGTTGAAAAAAAGACAGGATGAAATACAGAATAAAATCAGTGTACTCAAGGAAGAGTTAGAACGGCGCAAGGAAGAGGAGAGGCAGCGGCTAAAGGCGGGCGATAAATCGGCCGACACGTCGGAGAAGGCCGCGTCGGAGAAGGCTGCGTCGTCGACCGACGCGGCGGTCGCGGCCCAGGCCAAGATCGACGCGCTCAAGGCGCGTGTCGCGGCGGCAGCCGACTCTGACACGCCTCCGCCGCGGTGGGTGGCGTCGCGGAACTTTGTGAAGGGTGTGCCGGTAGGGCGAGGCCTGGCCGACCCCCCGAAATCAAGCACCGAGTTCGCGAGCCGGGGGGGGCGCCGAAGTAAAAAACGGATAAGCCGTTCATACAAAAAGAAGTCTAGAAAATTAAGAAGAATAAGAAAAACCCGTTCATACAAAAAGAACTCTAAAAAGTTAAGAAGAACAAGACGAAGAAGAAGGTAATTTAACAATATTTAATAAACACTTATTCTGCATTATAGGTTCAGATTTAGCACGTTTATTAGGCGCTCTATGTTGATACCCAGAAACACGTTCAGTTTCAATAATACTCCATACTTCTCCTATTTTTTTAACAGCTTCATTAAACCATTGTTTATTTCTACATACTAGTACACAACTTAAGATTTCTAATTTCCAATAAACATTTCTTATCCACATTAAATCTGTGTTTTCTAATTGTTTTTGTTCCCATAATTCAAGTTCTTCAAAATTTAAATTAGTAGGTGGATAAATATATTTTGGAGAACCATTAGGACCATTAAAATACATAAACATGCCTTTTTTTTCTCCTTCCTTAGATAATAAATTATTATTTAAAGAAGAATCATCTAGGAAATCATTATATGAATTATATTCATAAAACTTAGTTTCTAAAAAATCACATTCATTTAATTTACAAACACCCATTTGTAACTGCATTTGTATCCAATATTCTTTTTTAGGATTACCATTAATTTTTCTATTTACAATATTTTTTATTTCTAACATTCTTCCAAATAATGGAGAAGATTCATCAACATTAATTCCATCTGGTGAAGCTCCTAAAAATGAATAAGTATCATCTTTGATACAACCGAAATCTTCTACTTTTGTATTATATAATTCTTCATATAAATTTACAGATACTTGTTCAAATTTTTGTCCCCAATGTAATGTAGTTTCTGTATTAACACATGATGTACCAAATACTTCATATGGTTTACATTTTTCATAAATTAAACTATTTTTTATAGCTTGACTACCAAAAACTTTCCAAGCTGAACTAGCAGTAATAAGATTATGTCTGAATTCATACCATTCTTCTGTTCTTTGTGTAGGTTGTGGAATATTTCTTAAATTATTAATTTTAAATTTTAAAGAATCTATTTTATTTTGCGATAATGGTCTAAAACTATGATTGTTAGATCTTTTTGGTATTATTGATAAAAAGTATGTTTCCTTTACATCATTAATTATTTCTCGTAAATGTAATTCAGTATAAAACGAATATATATTTTCATATGTAGATATAGCATCGTCATATAAATATTGATCTAATATTTCTTCAAAATCTTCATCAATAAATGATAGTATATTATCATGTATATAGGAATCAAGTAATAATTGAATATAATGAAATATTTCTATTTTATCTGAATTTGTTAATATAGGTGGTATAGAAATATTTCTTAATATTTCTACTGTTACCATATCATTCATTTGATTTTTTGTTTATTTATATTTTTCAATTTTATATTTATACTAGTTTATAATTTAGTTTTACCAAATTTGTCACAATGTATAAAAGTTTCATCAGGCATACATGTATCTCTTTTATCAATCAAATTATGGTTACATTTATTTTTAATTTCTTCTTTAACATATCGTATATGGGTATTTATAATATTTAACATATTTAGATAATGTTGTTTTTTACGTTCATATTCAGATAATCTTTCTTCTAGATTATTCATAAAATATCGTTCTAATATGTAAATATATTTTAAAATGAATTTACATAATAATATTATATTCATAAATAATATAAAATGGAGCAATTAAAAAGCGAACAAGCATCATTATCAACAGCTAAACGACAATTAGATCGCGAATTAAAGCAAGTAATGTTTCATATGCCTTATAATAGATATGAATCTGATTATGCTAGAATAAGACATAAAGAACTAACTACTCAACGCAATGAAATAAATAGTAGATTAAGTCAAATAAATAAAATAATAGCGAATAGTAACAAAGAATTAGTAACTAGTATGGCAGTTATACCAACAGATACAGTTGTAGATATGTCATCATTATTAAATATATTTCATAATAATATCATAACAAAGTTAGCAAAAAAACTTATACCAGCTGAAAATTTAGAAACATTATCTACAAAACAAAAAAAAATAGAATATATAACAAAAAATATACCAAAACAAACTTATTTAGAAGCAATAAGAGCAGCAATAAATGAAATGAGCGGTGATGAATTGAATAAAGCTATTAAATATATAAGAAATAAATATAATATTTTAGAGGATGTAAAATTAAATAGTGCCGCGCCTGAAAAGAAAATGGCAATAAAAAAATTTGTATATAATACATTTGTAAAAGATCCATCAAAAAGAAATCCTACAAAATTACCTAGAAGAGCAACACAAAAAATAGCAGAATTTGTTGGTGCAAAAGCGGGTAAAAGAAAAACTTATAAAAAGATGAGTAAATAGATAAATTATTTTATGTTGTTAAAATAGTTATTATAATATATTAATTAAAAGATTGTATATATATTATAATATGAAAACAGTATTATATAGTCCAAATATAGAAAAAACTGAGAAAGAAGTAGAAAATGAAAAAATAAGAGCTAGTAGTTCATTTAATTTTTTATCAGAAAATATAGAATATGATAAACAATTTACACATGATGAGCAAATAATTATGATTAACAAATTATACAATAATATAACTTTTGATTATGATAAAAAACTATTAAAAGATTTAAAAACAAAAATAACATCTTATATGCAGCAAGATAAATTAAAAACTTTATATAATATAACAAATTTCATTACATTAGATAAATTAATAGAAAAATTATTTCTATCTAATTTAATATGTCATTATTGTAATAACAATATTTATATAGTTTACAAATATAAAAGAGCATCAAATCAATGGACATTAGATAGAATAGATAATAGCGAAGGACATAATTACAATAATGTAGTAATTTGTTGTTTAAAATGTAATTTAAATAGAAGATGTTTAAATAGTGATAAGTTTTTATTTACAAAAAACTTAAATGTAATTAAAACTTAAAACTAATTACTTAATAAATTAAATGAGTATAAATAACCAAAATATAAATAATAACTATACAACTCAAAATGACTTATTAATGAAAAATTTAAAAGAATATTATTCAAATATTGAAAATATGGATAGGGTAATTCAAATTATAAATGGTAAATCAAATATTTCGTTACGAATAGTAGATTGGTTTACAACAAATTATTCAAAAAAATTTTATACATGTTATAATGTAACTAAAGAAGATGGTGAAATTAGAAGGTTCAAAGTATTTGATGATTATAAATTAAAATTAAAGGCATATTCTAAAAAAAGATTTGATCCATTTTGTAGATGGGATAGATTATCATTTCCCTATAAAAATGATACATATATTCAAACTACAATAGGACAGTTAAATTTTTTTAAATGGGCATTAGAAAATAATATAATAGATTATATAAATGAACATTATAATGAAATAGATCTAGATATGAATTCAAGAAATAGTCAAAGTAAATCAAAAATAAGATGTGTTGATGAAAAAAATAATGGTATAAAAATAAGGAAAAAACGTCAAGAATTATCACTATCAGCAGTAAAAACAATAAAAAAAGAAAACGTAGAAATAGTAGTAACTTTTGAATAAAAATTGATATAAAATTATTATCTTATTATTAGATAATAATGTATAAAAAAGTGAATAAAATATCACCAGAAAATAATACATCAGTAATAACACCACCATCAGTTATTACTGATAAATTTAATTTTGATGATATATATGATATCGATTCTTATAAACATCAAATTAAAGAAAAAGATCAATATATATCAAAATTAGTCAAAGAAAATGAAATTTTTAGAAGAAGAATAGAAAAAGAATAAAAAATCACTTAGATTACAAGATGAAGAATATATTAATAATATATTTTAATTATACTATTTAATTTTTATCATAAATAACATTTTTTCTTGTAAAAATATTCCAAAATATTAATGAAATAACAAATCCGATTATAAATGCCATTTGACATGGATCACTAAAATGTTTCATAGATATAATACCTGTAACTTCAACTAATAAATATGGAACAATAAAAAATGTAAGAAAAGCATAAAAAGTAGTTTCTATTATATTTCTAGTACTATAAATATGAACCATAATATATATATATATATTAATATATAGATAACACATATATTAATATAATGATTTGTTATAAGTGTAATTCATTATTAGCAATAGAAGAAGGACGTTATAAATATTATTTAAATAGTAATAAAAAATATTGTAGTAAGGTTTGCTATGAAAATAATTTATTAATATATAAATCAAATTATATAATTAAATTACAATATTTATTTAATTATTTATTGAAATATGTTAATCATTATATCGGGATATATCATTTAAAATAAATTTTTCTCCAGGAAATATTTTTTTGTCACCATTATCATTTAAACAGCGTTTTTTTTCAGCGTTTAAATTATTTAATAAATTATTTTTTTCATATTTTTCGTGATGTTCTTTCCACTTTCCTTTTCCTAAAACACAATTATTATACACAGTCAAAATATTTTTACAACGATTATCCATTTCTCCATTATCATTTAAACATTTTAGATAATCATCTAGTGGAATACTACAAGCATTCATTATTAAATATAATATTAATAATATATTATATTTAAATATTTTAATCTGTGTTCTAAACATTTTTATATATGAGAAAATTATAAAATTGAAATGAATTTAAAGATATAAATTATATTATATATAATGAAGTGTGTGTTTGGTGTCATGATGAGTATGATGATGGTTGTAAATGGATTTATTCCTCTTACAAAACCAGTAGTAACTAATTTTGAATATGTGGGTGATATTGCCCCAACAGGTTATTTTGATCCCCTTCAAATCTCTGAACAACTAGATGAAGAAATGATTAAATATCTTCGCGAAGCAGAACTTCAACATGCGCGTGTTGCGATGTATAGTATGCTATTTCTTCCATACCTTGATCTAACAGATAAGGAACATCTAGCTATCAATAAACTATCGTCAATGAGTTTTGAAGAGCAGCTACCATATTGGATAGGAGCAGGAGCATATGAATTTGCCCGAATGGGTGCTGGTTGGAGAAATCCATTTATGGTACGGGGTGATGAATTTAAACTAGAAGAATATTATCAACCAGGAAATGTACTAAAGGTACCTAAAGAAAATTACAGTAGTGAATTACTAAATTGTGAACTATCTAATGGTAGGCTAGCAATGATTGGCGCACTAGGATATATTGCACAAGAACTTGTAACAGGACAATCTGTATTTACGTAACTTATTAAATATTTATATAAATAAATAAATAAATAAAGGAGAAAGAAAAAGAAAAATATTAATTATTATTATTATTTATACTTATAGAATTATTTAAATTAGTTAATATAATCAAGTAAAATATTCCATTCATCTTCATCATAATAAACATTATCATATTTACATTTTTCACATGTATATAACATAAAATTTATCATACGATCATCAGGGTTAGTATTAATAGTATTCATATGTAACATCCAATCTCCACCTGATAATAATTCACCGCATTTTTTACACCAAATAATACTATATTTATATTTTAATATTTTTTTGTCACCAATTGGATATAAAAATGAATAAATATATAAGGTAAGTTCATCAGGTATAAATTTAATCATATTATATATATATATATAATATGAGTATAAGACTACATGGAATAGTTCAAAGTAATGTATGTGGAGATGGTAATAAATTATTTCAATATTTGACTGCTCTAATATATGCTGAAAAAAATAATTTATATTTAATAAATAAACCAGATATTAAATGTTTGGATATAGATTATGATAAATTAAATAAAAATAAAGTTAAGAAAGATGAAAATAAATTAGTGAGGCAATATTTAACTAGTGGTCATTTCAATAAAAATGATGAATTAGCATTTTTTGGAAATGATAAATTATATTGGATAACAGATTTTTTTCAAAATGCGAATTATTTAAATAAGAATTATGAAATAATAATGAAATATGTAATATTAAAACCACCAATACAAACCTCATATAACTATAGAGAAAAGTTAACAGGTAATGAAATATTATGTATATTAAGATTAGGAGAGATAGGACATGAATTAGTTAACCCAGAATATTTTATAAATATATTTGAGAAAAATAATTTTAATAAGATATATTTTTTAATATATCCAAATGATGATAAAAAAATAAATAAATATTTATCACATTTAAAAAAATATAGTGACAAAATAACATTATTAAAACATAATAATGCGTTAGAAGATTTTTATTGTGTTAATAATTTTAAATATATTTCAACATCAATATCTACATATAATTGGTGGTCAATATATTTTATAAATAATATAGAAGATAAAATAATATATACACCAAATAATTTAGGAGATTATTATAATGCGGTAACAAAGCTAAATTGTAAAAGAAATCATTGTAAAAATTTATGGAATATAAGAAATAAAACAATACCAATTGAAAATAACTGGATAATATTAAATTAAATAATTGAAATACATAAAGAAATAAATTTATATGGTATATAAATGTGTGATATAACAGATGAAGAAATAATTAAAACAGATGAAGGATATATTTATAATCCATATAATCCTGTAAATATTGAGATTACATTGAATGATGTTCAATCTATTCTACGAAGTTATGGATTACCAACAACAGTAAATAATTTTGAATATTATAAATTAGCTTTTGTACATAAATCATATACAAAAAAGAATATAGATAATGCGAAAATTAAATGTATAAGCAAACCAAGTAATTGCATTGAATTAAAAGAGAAATCTAATGAACGATTAGAATTTTTAGGCGATGGTATATTAGAAGCAATAACAAAATTTTATTTATATAAGAGATTTCCTAATGAAAATGAAGGATTTATGACGGAAAAAAAAATAGCAATAGTAAAAAATGAAAGTATAGGTAAATTTGCTTATGAAATGAGATTAAATAAGTGGTTACTATTAAGTAATTGTGCCGAGGAAAAAAAAAATAGAAGTAATTATAAAAAATTAGGATGTATATTTGAAGCATTTATTGGTGCTTTATTTCTAGATTTAAATAATATAAATATTAAAGATGAAAAGAAATGGTTTGATACAGTATTTAAAACGGGACCAGGATTTCAGCTTGTTCAAATATTTTTAGAAAATATATTTGAAGAGCATATAAATTGGAATGAATTATTACATAATGATGATAATTATAAAAATAAATTACAAATAATATTACAAAAGGAGTTTAAAACTACACCACATTATATTGAAATAGAAAGAGATATTGATGGATATAATATGGGTGTATATTTATGTTTAGGTTATAACATACATAATATGAATATTAAAGATGCTATAACTATAGATGATATATTAAAAATAAATAATGATATTAGTGATAATATAATTGTAGAAGAATCAAATATAAATTATAGTGAAAAATTAAAAAAAATTAGAAAATATTTAAATATTAACAATAATATGATATTTTTATATTTAGGATCAAGTAAACATAAAATAAAAAGAAAAGCTGAAAAAATAGGATGTGAATATGCTATAAATATATTAGCAAATGAATAAATAAATAAATAAATAATGATTTTATATATAAAATGAAATCAATAACCAAAAGTTCAATAATAGATAGATTAAAATCAAAACCAATTCCAGTAAAACAATCTGGTATAGACATTAAATTATTAAGTGCTAAAAAAGAAGATATAGAATTAAATGTAAAAATAGAAGATAAAACAGATGAATATAAAGATGTAGAATATGAAAGTTTAATAAAAGAAATTTTAAATATAGGTGTAAAAAAACAAACCGATAAAACAAAAGAAGTTTCTGTTACTGTTAATGATATAGATAATATACTAAAAAGTAAGTCTAATATAGGAGGTACATATATATATATAAGAAAGGTAGATGGTGTATATGTAAAAGAAATAGAGTCAAAGAAAAAGAAAGTTGATCTACCTAGTGAAAATATAATTAAAGTAATGATAGAAGGACATTTAATAGATGTAAAAAAAATACCCAAACAATCCAAGAAAAATAGACTAAAATTAAAAAAGAATGATTTAATATATCATTTAAATAATAGAGAAACATTTATTCAATTTATAAATGCTTTTTTTTCTAACCAATACAAAGATGAATTAATAAAAAATGAAGAAAATATTAGTTGTGAAAAATCCGAAATAAAAGAATTTAATTTATTAGTTCATCAGAAAGTTGTAAGAGATTATTTAAATATATTTACTCCATATAAAGGTTTATTATTATTACATGGTTTAGGATCCGGAAAAACATGTTCATCTATTACAATAGCAGAAGGTCTAAAAACAAATAAGAAAATAGTTGTATTAACACCAAAATCATTATTAAGAAATTACATAGAAGAATTAAAAGTATGTGGTGATCCTTTATATAAAACAAATTATTATTGGAATTTTACTAGTATATATGGTGAAAAAGAATCAGAACCTGGAATAAAAATAGATTTATTAAATCAATTAGTCAATGAATTAGATTTACCAGAATCATATATAAAAGAAAACAATGGTGCATGGGTTCCTGATTCTACAAGAAAATCTAATTTTGAAAAATTATCAAATAGTCAGCAAAAAATGATTAAAAATCAAATTAATGAAATGATAAGTACAAAATATAATTTTGTTAGTTATAATGGGCTAAGAAAAGATAATATTAATTTCAAATTAAAAACATTTAATGGATCAAAAAATCCATTTGATAATAAAGTAGTTGTTATAGATGAAGCACATAATTTTGTTAGTAGAATAGTAAATAAATTATCAGGTAAAGATAAAAAAAGTGTACCATTAATATTATATGATTGGTTATTAACAGCAAATAATGCTAGAATAGTATTATTAACAGGAACCCCATTAATTAATTATCCAAAAGAATTAGCAGTATTATATAATATTTTAAGAGGACATATGAAACAATGGAGTATTAAACTAAATCCAAAAGTAACAGATAAAGTAGATAACATTTTTATAATAAATATATTAAAAAAAATAAAAGTAAATGAGCATTATTTTGTTTACGATATATTAGATGAAATAAATTATAAACCATCAACTAGAATATTAACTTTTACACGCAATCCTAATTCTTTTATTAACAAATATAAAAAAACAAAATATATGGGAGTAACATTTAATGAAATACACGAAGTAGAAGACAGCGAATTAATTAAGGTAATAATTGATGGATTAAAATCAAATAAAATAGAAATAAAAGAGAAAGAAATACAGATGAATAAATACACAGTTTTTGATGAAAAAGAAGAAAATTTTAATGAACTATTTGTAGATATAAAAAATCGTAAATTAAAAAATGAACAATTATTTAAAAAACGCATTATGGGTTTAACATCATATTTTAAGAGTCCACAAGAAAAATTAATGCCTAGTTATGACGATGAAAAAAATTTTCATTTGGTTACCATACCTATGAGTAAATATCAATTAGGTATATATGAAGAAGCACGTGTAGAAGAAAGAAAAGAAGAATTAAACAATATAAAGAAACGTAAAAATCCGTTATATGATAATGAAACAAGTTCATCTACATATAGAATATTTTCAAGAGCATATTGTAATTTTGTATTTCCAAATACAATAAAACGTCCGATGCCTAATGATAATAAAAAAGAAGATATTGTTGCTATAGAAAATAGTGATGTATTAGAAGATGATGAATATGATAATATGGTTAGTGACAAATCATATCAAGTTCGTATAAATGAAGCTTTAGAATTTTTAAAAGAACATTCTGATGAATATTTGACACCAACTGGACTCGAAACATATAGTCCAAAGTTCGCGAAAGTATTAGAAAATCTTTTAAATCCTTTATATAAAGGCTTACATTTAGTATATAGTAATTTTAAAACATTAGAAGGTATTGGAATATTAAAATTAGTATTACAGGCAAATGGGTATGTTGAATTTAAAATTATAAAAAATAAAGGAAATATTTGGTCAATTAACATGAATGAAGATGATATTGGTAAACCAGCATTTGTTTCATATACAGGCGATGAAGATGATGAAACTAAAGAAATATATAGAAATATATATAGTAATAATTGGGACAATGTGCCTGTAAGTATAACAGAAATATTAAAAAAATATTCAAGTAATAATATCTATGGCGATATAATAAAAATATTTATGATAACGTCTTCAGGCGCTGAAGGTATTTCATTAAAAAATGGTAGATTTGTACATATATTAGAGCCATACTGGCACCCTGTAAGAGTACAACAAGTTATAGGAAGAGTAAGAAGAATATGTAGTCATCAAGAATTAGACCCAAAAGATAGAACTGTAGAAGTATTTATGTATTTAATGACATTTTCAGAAGATCAATTAAAAGATCAGTTATCTACAGAACTAATGTTAAAAGATAGAAGTATTATAGATAATAAAGTAATATTAACTACAGATGAATATATATATGAAAAAGCAAGTATTAAAGAACAAATTAATAAAGATTTTATAAAAAATATGAAAGAATCCGCGATAGATTGTAACTTACATAAGTCTAGTAATGAAAAAGATAAATATACATGTTTCTCTTTTAATAATGCTAATATAAATAATTATATATATGCTCCATCAATATATGAAGATGATGAAGATTCTGTATCTAAAGTAAATGAATATATTGTTAATTTAAAAGCAAAAAAAATAACATTAGGAGCAAAAAATTATGCAATCACAGAAGATTTAAAACTATATGATTATGATAGTTATATATTAGCAATTAATGATCCAGAACAACAACCATTATATATTGGAAAATTAGATAAAGTAAGTAAACCTCCAAGAATTATATACGAATAATTATTTTTTTCTTATTTGTGAGTATATATATATATGGAAAATATTTTAGTTGGACTAATAACTTTAGGTGGTTTATACACTATAGCACAACAAGAAAAGAAAGAAACATTTGTACCAAAACCATGTGATGAACAAAATCAATTAGTTGAACCTAAAAAACCATTAGATAGTGTTCCCGCCAAGTATAATGATTCAGATGTTTTTATAACATTAGCGGGAGAAAAAATAAATAGAAATGAATTGAAGCATAATAATGAAGTTCATTATTATGGAACTAACGCACCAGGAAATAATGATACAACACTATTTTCAGATACAGTATTAGATAATAAAATAGGAGCAGGGTCAACAAGTATAAATAAAAAATGTCAAGGGCCTTTATTTAAACCTCAAGAAAATATAAATTGGATACATGGAGCACCAAATAATAATGATTTTATTAAAGAACGAATGGCTGGAAATATTACAAATAAAAAAAATAATACAAAACCATGGGAATCTAAAAATATAGGGCCTGGATTAACTGGAGAATATGATAGTAATGGTACACATGGATTTAATTCTGGTATGATGTCACGTGAAAGATGGGGACCAAAGACTGTTGATGAACTAAGAACAATAAATAATCCCAAAGTTACTTATAACCTAGATGAACACATGGGTCCACCTAGTGCTATCATTCAAAATAGAGGTAATTTAGGTAAAATGGAACAACATAAGCCAAATACTTTTTCATTTCATGGACCTAGTAAGTATTTTACATCAGTTATACATAATAATCAAATGAATCAACCAGATATTTTATTAGATGAACAAAATAGAGAAACAACAAATGTTGAATATATGGGTGGTCCTACAAATGGCTCTTATCCTACAGCAACAAAATCTGATCAAAATTTTGAAATTAAAAAAGAACATATTTATGGGGAAATGAAAGGTATACCTGGTATGACTAATAATCAAATGTTAGAAAATCCATATGTAGCATATAATAATAAAAATACTTATAGAAGTAAAAATAAACAAGAACATTTATATGGAAATATTCAAGGTGTAGCTAATATGATTGGGGCAGTTAATCCTATTTTAGATACATTAAAGCCCACACGTAAAGAATTAATTATTGAGAATTTATATAAAGATGGTAATATATCTAAAATAGGTGCTGGTGGTCAATATGTATATGATCCTAATGATATACCAAAACCAACAATACGTCAATCTACTAATTATTCAGTTTCGGATAATAACGTAATGGTAAATGATGATATAGATCTAATAAATGGAAATGATACTAATATGATATTTCCAGATACAAATCGTTCAAATAGATATTCACAAAATGTTACACCAGCAGGAGCAACCGGTTATGGTGTTAGAGATCATGATTATGTAAATAATCAACGTCATAATAATAATAAAGGATCTAGAACACGTATACCCGCTGGGAACACAAATATATTTAATCATGCTATTAATGTTAAACAAATCAAACATAAAGAAAGAGATGTACAACAAACACGTCAAAATGTACCAGATCGTATTAAAGACGTAATGCCTAATCAACAACAAATTGGTATAGTAAACATGCCAAAAGAAATATATCCAAATGTAAATGAAAGATTAAATCCTACATTATTAGATGCATTTAAAAAAAATCCATTTACACATAGTTTAACTAGTGTTGCTTAAATGTGGAGATCATGGTTATCTTTTATTTTATAGTAGTATAGTAAATTTTATATATAGATATATAAATGTATATCTATATATTAGCTTTTATAGGCACATTAATAGAATCAATTAGTGATATATTACTTAAAAAATATACAGAACATAATGAAAATATTTATTTATTAGTAGGATTAATTGGTTATATTTTCATAGGTATTATGTTTTTACAACTATTAAAAGTTGAAAACTTAGGAACCGCAAATATTATATGGCATGTTATGCATTTTACCATATTATTCGCATTTAGTATATTATATTTTAATGAAAATTATACAATAAGGGAAATTGTAGGTTTAATTTTTGGTTTAATATCATTTTATTTATTAGGAACTAAACATCACTAAATTAGTGTTTTTCTAATAAATTATTTAAGTCTTTTGCACTTATACTGTGTTTCTTAAGTATATATTTAGATAGTAAATTTAAATATTTACATTCAGCTAATTTTGTAATAACATTATTTTTTATATTTTCATTAATTACATTAATATCATCAGTTATACAACTTTTAAAATTTTGATAAAAGTCTGTATCAACTAAATATTTTAAATATAAAATTGCTAAATTATTTTTTCTTAATTCTAAATCTTGATCTTTATTTAAAATATCTTTAATTTCATTATCTAAATCTATATTTTTTTCTAATTTTAAGTTATATTTATTGTTATCAATTGTTAAAACTGTAGAAATATTAAATAAAAAATCACTTATAGGTTTTGTATTCATAATTATATAAATAACTTTTATTATATTTATTATGAAATTGCGAATTGATAATAGAGAGCATAAACTTATTGAATTAACTAATGATAATTCATTTAATTTTATAGAAATATCTACTTTGGATATTGGAGATATACATATATGTGATAATTCTAATAATATACTTATTATATTTGAAAGAAAAACAATACCAGATTTATTATCTAGTATTAAAGATGGTAGATACAGTGAACAATCATTAAGATTAAGTGAAAATAACTTACATAACCATAATATTTATTATTTAATTGAGGGTCATATTGGAAAATATCATAATGAAAATCTAATTTATTCTACATTATGTTCTATTTCATATTTTAAAGGATTTTCTATATATAGAACATTAAATATAGGGGAAACATTTAAATTTTTATTACAATTTTATAGAAAAATAGAAAAAGATAAGCGACTTGGATATTATAATGAAAATAATACTAATAAAGAAGAAATAGATTATTGTTCAACAATAAAAACAAAAAAGAAAGATAATATTAATCCAGATAATATTTTAAAAATATTATTAATACAAATTCCTGGAATTAGTGACAAAATTGCGTTCACAATATATGATAAATATAAAAAATTAGATAATTTATTATATACAATTAATAATAATCAAAATGAATTGTATGAACTAAAAATTATAAATGAAAAAACTAATAAATCTAGAAAAATAAATAAAAAATCAATAGAAAATCTTATTTTATATTTAAAAAAATAAAATATTTAGGATATATATATAAAATGGGAAAAACACAACATGGAGGCAAACGTGCAAAGCGTCGTTCAACATACAAAAAATCTATGTCTACTAAACCATTAACTCTTTTAAAAACTGTAGCTGGGGTTGGTAAAAAAAATATCAGTACTGGAAGAAAAATTGTTAGAAAAAAATTTTTAGCAGGTAAACTCGGAATTAAATTTCCTAAACTATTTACAGGTGGTAAACGTAGAACTAAAAAACGTGCTGGAAAAATACGCCACAGCAAAAGTAGAAAACATCATTGAATTATCTAGGATATGCACTTGATTTTTTAGGTGCTACACTACCTCCTCCTCTTACTTTTTTAAGAGCATGATTTACAACATTCTTGTTATCATTATAATGAGTAGTAAAATTAGGTGAATATGCTGATTTACCAATAGCTTCTTTTTTTAATCTATCAGTACGAGAACTAGCATCCATTGGATGTAATTCTTTTTCAAATGATTTTTTATAAGATTTTTTACCTAAAGAAAAAATATTATTATAATTATGATTCATATTATATATATTATATAATATAAATTTTAAAATCTACATTTTTTCATAATAATATTATATCAACTTATATAATATAAGATGTCTGATATCAATACACTATTAAAACAAAAACAACTTGAAAGTATTGATATATTTAACTTATCGAAAGAATTAATAAAATTCTATGAAAAGAATGAGAATACTATCTATGAAAAGAATGAGAATACTATCAATGAAAATGAAGAAGATATCTTTAAATATTATTTAACACACACAAATGATGATGTTAAAAAAGATCTTATGAATCGTCTTATGAATCGATTATATATCCAAGTCAATGCCGAGGGGTCCATGTTAAGGTTTGGTGGGAGCATGGGGAGCGGGAGTTCCCCTGTGGGTGACGCGCCGAAGGACGAGGGCGGCGCGGAGGAGGCGAAGGCCGAGGACGCGGGGGAGGAGGCGAAGGCCGAAGACGCGGGGGAGGAGGCGAAGGCCGAAGACGCGGGGGAGGAGGCGAAGGCCGAGGGCGCGAGGGAGGGTGACGCGGGGGATCTAGGCGCGCGCCCGACCGAAGAGCAGATACACGACTTTCTAATTAATGAACTCAAAGCAGCATTTTTAATACATAAATGGGAATTAGAGTTCCGGATATGGCGGCTCACAAAAAGTAAAAATAAAAATATAAATAATCTAATGATAGCATGGAATGATAAACCACATGAGGAACGCAACGCTATTATAATTAAACTATTAGAAAATGGCGAACTCGACGATCAAGAAAGAAAGAAAGCGTATGTTAACTTACACAAGGTAAATATGAAAAGATTAAAGAAAATACTTGATTTTCAAGATGATAAGACAATGCTAAAAGCAATAGAAAAATTCGAGAAAAACTTGAACCAAAGCGCAGAGAAGGACTTCCAAGACATGAGCGCGAAGACGGTGCGTGAGAAGCTAAAAAGAAAGGCTAATGAGATGATGTTTAAAGTGATAAGGACGAAAGGTTGGGAAAGGACCTTCCAAAAATTTATCACAATTGATTTGTTTGAAAATCTACCTAGTTACAAAACAAATAATAAGACGGATGATAAGAGATATAATTTGAATTCAACATGGATCAGTAAATTCCAGGAGGACATTATAAGATATAACAATATGGATGAAACTGATAAAAATAATATAAAAGATTATAAAACGCTTCCCCATCTAAAGTTATATCAAAATTGGCTAAATGAAAAAGTGGAAAATGGAAAAACTAGATGTGAGAATATATCTAACTTTTTTTCTGAAAATGATGCAGACAAACAGCAGTATATGTTGCCATCAGATATGGTAGAATATGCAATAACGTGGTTCGAGATGCTAGTAGTATGGGCGGAGGGGACTCGGGCCAAAAGAAAAGAATATCCTTATAGCTATCCACCCAACAATTGGCTTGAATTATGGCGTGGTTGGAAAATTAAATATGGTATGCTTGTCTGGAAGAACGAGGACATAGTTAATAAATATTTCAATAAACGTCTGAAAGATTATTCCTCGGATAATGCTAGTAATCCTCCGGAGTTGATAATACTTAGCATAGTAGCGGGACAGACATTTTCCAAATCCTTCACGGAGATCTTAGAAAAATTAAGTGTGGAGGAATTAGACCCAAATACTGTGCAACTTATGGACAGTTTGACGGATGGCACCGGTACGGCGATCGTGACCCTCGCGGACACGGCGTTCATTATGGAGGAAATGATGCCGCGGATGGAGTCGATAGAGTATATGGGGGCACTATTTAATAACATATTGAAATTATTTACCTTTATTGTAAAGAGCATCGAGGTCATCGTCTCGGTTGCCGACGGTCAGTTCCCCGCTCCCGACGGCGGCGGGACACGGAAACGCAAAAAGAAAGGAAGAATATTAAATAGTAAGAAAAGATATAGAAAAGTTAAATCAACGCATAAACGTACAACACATAAACGTAGGACACATAAACTTAGAAAACATGGTAAACATTAAATATTTAGTAAATAATTATTAAATTAATAATATTTTTTACCTAAAGAAAAAATATTATTATAATTATGATTCATATTATATATATTATATATATATAATGTCAGGATTTGCAAATGATTATAAACCATTTTATATAGATATTTCCCCAACTACACATATTACTCAACTAGAAGGGTATTATGAAGGTAAAATAGCATTTGGTGATCATTTTACAGTACAATATAGAGGCAAAAGCTATCATCATGGTTGGTTGAGAAACCGAATTACAGGTAATTTATACTTTCATAGTGATATTGGAAGACCGTTTACACCTCAAATTGTGAACGATATTTTTCAACAGATGAGGCAAAATATGGGCGAACCTAAATTATCAACACCAGTAGCAGGTTGGAAATCACGTAAAGGTAGTAAAAAGTCGCTTAAATATAAAAAGAAATCACGTAAAGCTAGTAAAAAGTCACTTAAATATAAAAAGAAATCACGTAAAGCTAGTAAAAAGTCGCTTAAATATAAAAAGAAATCGCGTAAACACAGTAAAAGAATACGTAAATAAGGTAAAAATAAAACTATGTTAGAATATATTATAAAATTAATCTAATTGAAGTAGATTCTTAATATTTAAATTATTTAGAATTACATAATTCATTTTTAAAACTTGGGGTAAATTCAGGAATAGTATCAGTTCCACTAAAAGGTGGATTTGGTGATACAAAATGAACAGGATGTCCTTGAGTGTTATAAGCATATTCTAAATATAATACAGGACATTTAATATTTTGTGATTTTTGCCAATTTATAAATTCTTCATATTCGCTTAAATTATTAAAAACAATAGGATTTACACCTGGTACAATAACTTTTTTGGTATTTTGTAATAAATATTTATTACCACGTTTAATTAATAAATTAGGACAATTATCTTCTTGATCAAATGTCTCGTATGTTACTAATCTATCAGATGTTAAACAAAATATAAAACCTACTAAAAATACAAATATATAAAACAATATCAACTGCATTTATATATATATGTTTTATTTATTTAATAATAATAATAAAAAATATGATAATTTAAATAAATTAGATAATGAATTTAGTAATTATGAATGTATAATTTGTTATGAGAATACTAATGAAAAAAATAAATTATATACATTAAAATGTATTTTAAATAAAAAAAATATTATATCAGATTGTAGTTGTGATTCATATATACATATTTCTTGTTTTGATGATTGGATTAAAACATCATCTTCTTGTCCTATATGTAGGACAAAATATAAACTAATAACATATAATTTTATTGTATTGAAATCTTTTATATTAATAATTATCATAATTATGATAATTTTATTAAGTAAAGTAAAAAATTGAATTTAATAATATTATATAAATATTTATAGTAACAAATGAATACATGCATTTGTATTTTAAATGACCTATCTAAAAAAAACAAAATTAAATATTTTAAAAAACTTTATCATATTTTAAATACTAATTCAAATACAAATATTAATAATCAGAATACACTTACTTATTATAATTATTGGCTTAAGAAACATAAATTAATTGATGTAAATATTTCAAATTAATCTATTTCCTCTATTTTAGGTCCATCATCTGTTGTTTCCGGAGGTGGTGGTGGTCCTGATGGCATAGAACCCATATTATTTAAATCAGGCATATCACCTGTTTGTTGAAGAGAAGCAATTATTGGATTAGCAATAGCTTCAATAGCTTTCTTTTTCTCTTCATACTTTTCTTTTTCAGATAATTCATTAGTTTGTAACCATTGGCGCGTATCATTAATTATAGTATTTAATTCTTGTGTTTGGTCAGGCGTTAATTTATCTTTTGTACTATCATCTTTTGTTAAATTTTCAACCATACAAATATAATTATCTAAGTCATTTTTAGCCTCAATTTTAATTTTATTCGCCTCATCTTCAGCCTTATATTTTTCAGCTTCATTAACCATTCTATCAATTTCTTCTTGAGATAATCTACCTTTATCATTAGTAATAGTAATTTTTTCTGCCTTACCTGTTGATTTTTCAACAGCAGATACATTTAAAATACCATTAGCATCTACATCAAATGATACTTCTACTTGTGGTTGTCCTCTAGGCATAGGTGGAATTCCATCTAATGTAAATTTTCCTAAAATATTATTATCTTTTGTCATTGAACGTTCACCTTCAAATACTTGAATTAATACACCTGGTTGATTATCAGCATATGTTGAAAATACTTGAGATTTCTTTGTCGGTACTGTTGAGTTTCGTTTAATTAATGTTGTCATAATTCCTCCTGCTGTTTCTAGACCAAGAGATAATGGCACTACATCTAGTAGAAGGAGTTCATTTAGTTTAGCTGAATCATTATGTCCAGATAAAATAGCAGCTTGTACTGTAGCACCATATGCTACTGCTTCATCGGGATTAATATTTTTACATAATGATTTGCCACCAAAATAATCACTTAACATTGATTGAATCTTTGGAATACGTGTTGAACCACCTACTAAAACTATTTCTGAAATTTGTGATTTAGAAAATCCTGCATCTTTCATAACCTTTTCTACTGGTTCCATACATTTTCTAAAATAATCCATATTAATATCTTCAAAGCGCGCACGTGTAATAGATGAATTAAAATCAATTCCATCATATAATGAATCAATCTCAATTTGAGCTACTGTAGACGATGATAGCGTACGTTTAGCACGTTCACATGCTGTACGTAAACGTCGCATAGAACGATTATTATCTGTAATATCTTTCTTAAATTTGCGCTTAAACTCTTGTAGGAAATAATCTACCATTCTATTATCAAAATCTTCACCACCTAGATGTGTATCCCCAGCTGTAGCTTTTACTTCAAAAATTCCCTCTTCAATTGTAAGAACAGATACATCAAATGTACCACCACCTAGATCAAAAATAAGTACATTAGTTTCATCTGATGAATTTTTATCTAATCCATAAGCAATTGCTGCGGCTGTTGGTTCATTAATAATGCGTAATACATTTAATCCTGAAATAGCACCAGCGTCTTTTGTTGCTTGACGTTGAGAATCATTAAAATAAGCAGGTACAGTAATTACCGCATTTTTTACTTCTTTACCTAGATATGACTCAGCAATTTCTTTCATCTTAATTAATACCATTGAAGAAATTTCTTCAGCTGAAAATGCTTTCTCTTCTCCTTTATAATTTACATGAATTTGTGGTTTATCATTAGAATCGGGTTTTACAATAAATGGCCAATGTTTTTTATCACTTTGTACCATTTGATCACTATATTTGCGTCCAATTAACCTTTTAGCATCAAATATAGTATTTTCACAATTCATAGCTACTTGATTTTTAGCAGCATCACCAATAATGCGTTCTTCACTTGTAAACGCAACATAAGATGGTGTAGTTCTATTTCCTTGATCATTTGCTATAATTTCAACGCGATCATTTTGCCAAACTCCGACACACGAATATGTAGTTCCTAAATCAATACCGATACAATCTTCTCCACTCATGATTATTTTATTTAGTAACTTGTATTTATATTGCTTTTTAAAATATAATATTATTTCTGTATATATAATATTATAATGGGTGTATCTTTTACGTTAAGAGGTTTAAATACTCAATTAAGTTTAATTAGAAAAGCAGGTTATCCAATTCATGTAGCGCAAGATATTTGTGGTTCTTATTATTTAAATTTAGATATGTCGGCTAGTTTATTTGATAATATTTTTTGGTTTAAATCTACTAACCCTGATTTAGTTGATGATCCTAAATATATAATTAATGGCGTGGATGTTTATAATTTGTATAATAATTCAACCGATCAATTTTATCATAGTTTTGATAACGTAATATTAGATTTTAATTATGATGTAACAATGAAATTTAGTTTTACACCACAAGCTGTGCCAAGTGACTACGGCGACGGGGCTCCAATTTTATTTTCTATAGGAGAAACAGGTAATACCGAGCACAGTGAAGCATTATATATTTCTAGTTCTCTCAGAAATTGGAACAATCTGCTACTATATTCAGATGGCGGTAGTTGGAAGGACACGACGTTGTCTGCTGCAACCGAAGGTGTAGAAAATAAATTATTATTTAAATGGAATGCTAACAATAAACAACTATCAATATATCATCAATTAGCATCAAGTTTTGTATCTTGGGAAAATATGGAAACTACATCAGGAAATAAACTTACAAATCTTGAATATGATAGATCACCTGTAATAAATACTAACACAGATCAATCTTGGAATATAATTGTTGGTAATTATTGGCCGTGGGTCTGGACGAGCTCGAATAAAAATAGACCTTTTGTTGGAACAATTCATAGTGTAATAATAGAAAATAAAACTTTACCAATATTAAGAGATGGTGATGTAAATTATTATGTAGATTCAAATTATTGGCCCGATATTAGTTATTCTCATGGTTTAATCACTAATCCAGATCCAGGAGTTGCTGGAGCAAGAAGAGATATAGATACTTTTTATGTACAACCGTATTTAAGATTTATTGGACCAGCATGGCTAGCTAAAAATATTACAGGTGGTTATAATAATTCTGATTTATTTGAAAATGAAGATGCTCTTCAAAGACAATTTGTCAATTTTAATGGTAACTTCTATAAATATGTACGATTTGTCTTTAAAAGTTTAGTAGATGCTAGTTTTGGTGATCCTAATGGAGAATATTATACAACAGATGTAAGTAGTGCATCCGGATTTAAACGCGGATTTGTTGGATTAGAAGATGTTAAATTTTATGAAAATAATACTCAAATACAAGTATCAGATATTTCTGCTATTACCTATTCATCTATTTATGGAACATATGAAGAAGGAAGTTTATTAGAAGCATCATTTAACCATTTATTCGATGATTCATCTGGTACATTTTGGATTTCAAGTGAAGTAGACACTCTTGATGACTTATTATATGAAGCATCTGATCCATCAATTAATGATGCTTCATACATTGAACTAGGTGTATATACACGAAAATATACAGGAAACAAAACTACACCATATACTCTTCAATTAAAAGATAACGATAATCAATATGTAACTCAATCTATTAGTGGAGAATGGTTACAATTTGAATTTAAAGAAAATGTCAGTTTCAGTAAAATAGATTTTAGACCAGTAGGTGATCATACTCCAGATACAGATATTAGTTTTGTAGGAACAATTCCACGTTCTATAGCAATTTTAACTTCGCTAGATGGTACTAATTGGGAAGTATTAAATGATTATGATAATTTAAATATTAACATTGCTAGTAATCCATTTACTTCTAATCCAACATATTATAAACCATTAATATTTCCAAATATTAAACGTGAAATTACTGGCGTATTAGATGCTAGTGGTGGTAGTGCTTCAAACCCATTAACAAATGCTGATACTGGTTTCAATAATATATCACGTGATATATTGAAAAATATGTTAGACTCGGATGACCCTGCTACAGTACAACGCGTACATACTATGATTGAAAATTCGCATATAGATGCTTCTAATAACGGTGTGGTGACTAGTCAGATTGACCCATGGATACCAATAGAATTTCATGCGGGAGATAAAATGGAATTCTCATTAACATATGGTATAAGTAATATTACTGATTCATCAAATGTAGCATTAAATTCATCTGGTAATAGATTAGGTAGTAATGTTGTAGAAGACCAAGATTATTATGTAAGAATTCATATGAAATAAAAATTGAATTATAATACTTATTTTAAATTTATTTATATTTTTGTCACTAGTTATTTAAAAAATGGCGACAAAAATTATGAAAAATAATATCAATCCTATTGAATATTTTACTATATTAGAATTAAATGAAATAGTAAAATATTTAAAATTATATATTGAATATTGTGATTATGAAGGAAATTATACATGGAATATGTTTTATGGTGAAAAATACGATTTTTATAATTATGTTAAAGAAAATTATGATGGTCAAATAATTAAATTAGTAATATATGAGGAAATTATTGAATTTATTTTAAAAGTTAAAGTAGAAGGTGAAAAAACTAGTAATAAACTAAGTCAAACACTTGAAACATCAAAACAAGATACGTTTTTTGATAGATCATTAAGAGAGTATTATTTACTTGTAATGAATAATACATCATTAAATTTTACACAAAAATTAAAAATTATTTATGTGGATCTTGTGTTACCACAATTAGAACATTTTAATTCTAGTGAACATAGTGATGGTTTTACAGTATCATATTCATATGGTTCACCATATGTAGAAGAAAAAACTGATAAAATGATTACATGTGGTAGAATTCCTATTACAACAATTAAAACATCTCAAGAAAATGAAAGTGTATCAAGATGTAATTTTATACTAATCAAAATTAAAGATGAATTAATTATATTATCTGGGTGGTCATGTTCAGGAACTAGATGTATTTCAAGAGAATATGAAGAAGCAGAAAAATATATTGGTAATAAATCATTAATGAGATTTAATGAAAATGAAACATTTATTATTGGTGTTGGAAATGAAGAATGTCAAGAAACAATTACATTTAATCCTAAAACATGCGTTGTATGTCTAGAAAATAAATGTGAAATTAGAGGATCATGTAAACATGCTACATTATGTAGTTCATGTTATGAAGAATTTAAAATTAATACATCTATTGTAAAATGCCCTATTTGCAGAGAAACATATTTATATGATAAAGTTAGTCAATGTGTTAAAACATATATTAACTAGAACTATAACTAGATGAATTGTGTGTATCTTGTAAACGTGCTAAACTACTACTATCTATAGAAACGCCTGTTGGTGGTTTTCCATAACAATTTACAGGGTGTTTTTGATCTGGATTAATTTCATAATATCCATTTAATCCAGGTTTTCCACATGAACCGGCTGTTTTTTTATCTCTATTTGCTAAAGTTACATCTATTTCTTGTGACGGAAATAATAAATTCTGACCAGCAGACCATGATGGTTTACACCATGAATCTCCTGATTGATAAGAATCAAACATTTGTTGTGGAGTTGCTAAAGTAGCACCAAATGATTTACATAATGCTTTAGCACCAGCATAACTATATAAACTACTTGAAACATTATAAACTTTATTATCAGCCACTTTTAATACACTTTTAATAGATGTATCACTGCTAGTATCATTGACACTAGTATCATTGACACTAGTATCAGTATTAATATTAATACTCTTATTAAGGTTAAATATACTAATGTTACTGACAAAATTACTAATATCTGATAATGTTATTCCATAAATGTAATTTATACCAATAAATATAAAAAATACACTGATTAAGAATAAAAATATAGCTTTATATTTTTCTTGAATTTTTACCTTTGATATATTTATGGTTTGACTCGGAATATTTATATTTGGTGTTGGAATATTTATATTTGATTTCGGTATATTATTATTTAATGAAATATTATCAGCTAAATTATTTCTGTTTAAATTACCCGGTGTAATAAAAAATGATTTAATATTATTTAATTGTTTAAAATTATCATATGATAAAAATAAAACTAATATTGCTAATGTTAAAATAATCACAATAACTGATTGTAAATATTTTTTATCAATAAGATATTTTTTTATATCAGATTTATCTGATAAAGAGTTTGCTGATAAATCATTTTTAGATATATCTAAATCTCTATTAATATATGTTGTACACTCTTTATTACAAATATCACAATATCTACAATATTTTGAATCGGGTTTTAGTGTTTCACATTTAATACAACTTTCTTCACATAAATTAAAACAATCAAGTTCACTCATTAATATATATTTAAGATGTTTTTTTTTTATAAAAAAGACAATATGCGTTTGATGAAATTAAATGTGACGCAGGTACTTTTTTAACAGATGAGTCATCAAAATTATACCATGAATTATTATAGTTAATAGTACTTGTATAATGTCCAAAATCTAACGTTCCTATATGATTACAACAACCATATAAATCATAAATATGATTTTTATTATTACCTAAAATATATTTATTTACATCAAGATCAGTTAAAGGAAAATTAATTAATACTTTTTTTTCTGTATATTGTTTTATACAAAGAATTAAAATATCAGGCAATTTGAAAAAACATGTTTGAATTTTTACATCTTCTTTTTTACCAGTTTTATCATTATACCACATATTTTCGTTATCTAATATTTCTGTTTTACAATATTCATCTAAACAATCATATAATGTAATATTTACTTTATTGTATGGAATTGTTAAATTTATTATTGAAAATGGTTCAATTTTAAAACGTAATAATTTATTTGTTTTAAGATTTTCAATTGTTTTTGTTTCTATACCATAAAATAATTCAATTATTTCTGAATAATTATTTTGATATATTTTCTTATATTCATTATAACATTTATAAGCTATTTTATCATAATTATTTTCAATATGTCCTTCTATATTCATTTTCACACGTCTTTTTAGAGAATCATGAAAAATATCTAATAATGTAATTAAATATTCTGTTACATCTTGTTGATTAAAATTATTCATTAATACACTCATTTTTTTAGAATTTTTAATTATATGTATCCATCTTTTTGGTGATATAATACATTCTTCTTTCCACATTAATTTGCGTAAATTATTCCATTCGCTTATTTCATAAAATTTATTATCATCATCATCATCATCATGAATTATATCATCTTTAATATCTAATAAATTATTAAATCTATCAGTATGTCTTAAAATTTGTATTATTGAATTTATATAACACGTATTTCCTATATTAGTTAATGTTGTCAATCCACCATTTTTTTTTTTACTCATATAGTAATTTATATTTTTTAAGAACAAATTAAATTTAAATAATTCTAATTATTATATTATATGTCAAATTTTAATGACAATTTAATTGATACTATAAATTCTCAAATTTTACATGGAAATAGAACACTTAACCTAATTTCTCAATCTTATAGTTTAATAAATGCACAACAACAAAATTTATACCTATTGACAAGAATGTTACAATCAAATATGAATAATAATAATAATAGTAATAATAATCATGCTACTAATAGTAGAAACAATGATACTATTAGTAATAATAATAATAGACCCATAAGTAATCCTTTTAGTATTGTAATTAATGATATATCTGTTACTGATATATCATCATCCAATTTAGAATTAAATAGTATTTTATATTCTACATTAATGAATATATTATCAGATAGTTCACTAAATATCTCAAATGATAATAGTGATAACATTATTGATATTTCATCTGTTACAATACTAAAAAAATTTGGTGATATAGAAAATCCAACTCATACAACCTGTTCAATTACATTAGAACCATTTGCTGAAGACGATGAAGTATTAGAAATTATAAATTGTAAACATTATTTCAATTGTAACGCATTGAAAACATGGTTAGCTACAAATAATATATGTCCAGTATGTAGACAACATGTATAATTATATATATATAGTTTCATTTCATTTTAGTAGGTATATATAATTATATTTATTTATTTATTATTTATACCTACATAACTTATAGTTTACTCATAATATAATTTGTATTATACTATATTATATTTAATCTATTTTATTAAAATATTTATTTCTATGACTTTCCATTTGAATATCTGGTATAAGATTTTTCTTATCATTAAATAATTTATAATTATTATGTTTCAACATACTTAATATGAAATATATAACATAAATACCACATTCAGTATTTCCTGTTTGATGTCTAACTCCATAATTAGATGAAAATTTAAAATCTTTATTTATATTTAATTTATAATATAGCTTTTTAATACGAACTGGACATCTATCTCCAGCACTATCAAAATAATATACATGTTTATTAACTAGATCAATATATAAAGCAACCCAATGGGATCCTTTTTTGTAATGTTCATCTAGATTAAAAACAATACCTACCTTTTCTATTCCTTCATTAACTAAATTATTATAATCTAATTCACATAAATACCTACATACACAACTATTTGTCATTTGTGCTTTTTCATACCAATCTATAGGGGATGGACCGATAAATCTAAAATTACTATATAATCTATCATATTGATTTAAACTTTTTTTTATATCTTTAGTGGTTAACCATGTATTTTTATTTTTTTTCCATGTTTCTGGAGCAATTGGAGCATAATTAGTTAATTCATCAATAAAACTTGGATCATGTATAGAAAAAAAGGTTTTTAGTATACATAATTCGTTGTCACATTTAGAATTTAAAGAAAAAAGTTCAGATAAAATTTTATATGGACTTTCTTCTTTAATTTTTCTTGTATTTTTATTATTCCATTTTTCTTTTAGTTTGTATGTCATATTATCTGACATACAATATTTTTTTTTTATTTTGGGGTTACATATAGTTTTGTACATATATACATATATAAATATTTTAATCTTCCCAACTATCAGGAATATCATCATTATTATTTTCCCAACTATCAGGCACATCTACCTGATTACTTTCACCATCATCATTTTCCCAACTATCAGGCACATCTACCTGATTACTTTCACCATCATCATTTTCCCAGCTATCAGGAATTTCAGTAGGTTTTTCGGGTTCTTTTGGTTTTTCCTTCTCTTGATCAAGCTTTTTCTTTTGATTCATAACAGTTTTCCATTCATAGTAACTAATATACCATGAAATGATCTTATGAACCAAATAAAACTTATTGTGCTCATGAGTATTCTTAGGACAATATTTATCTATTTTAGGACAAGAACCAATATTTACATCACTTGAAGATGCGAGCCTATTAGTAATAGCCTTAATAAAGATCTTAAATGAACTTTCAAATTTATTTTGAGAAAGACCCAGAAATAACTTTTCTAGTTCATTAATATTAGTCTTGTTGACAATAGAACGTTTGAGATTAGTAAAAATAATCTCAATAGATTCAGGTGTAGCTTTCCATTGCTTAGTTCCCGATTTGGTTTGTACCATAATAGGAGTTGTAAAAATACGTTTGTTATCTTCAAGTGTTTGAAGATAGGTGCGAAGAACTTGAATTTTAGACATGTTTGTGTTTGTGTTTGTGTTTGTGTTTGATCGTTTATTTTCTTTGGTTTGACAGTACATCTAGATACTATTAGTATTTATATTTCAATTTTTTTTAACTTTAAGTAAAAATTGAAATATAATTAAGGACATAATAACTATATAAACATGGCAGATATTTGTAGTATTTGTTGTGACAAATTTAATAAATCTATTAATACTAAGATTATATGTCCAATTTCAACATGTAAATTGGAAGCATGTAAAAAATGTATTAGAACTTATATATTAAATACTACACATGATCCACATTGTATGAATTGTAAAATGCCATATGATGATGACTTTTTATTTGATAATTTAAATAAAACTTTTATTACTGGCACATATAAAAATCATAGGAAAGAAAATTTATTTCAAAGGGAAAAATCACGCATGCCTGAAACAATGGAATTAGCTGAAAACGAAAAATTAGCTAGAAATGAAGAAAAGAAAGCAGTAGAAATTCTAGCAGAAATAACAAAATTAAAAAAACTATTAGACAAAAAAGAACGTGAAAGAAATACATGTCTTAGTAATGCTGCTAGATATAGGAAAAATAAGATTGATGATGCGGAACGACGTAAATTTATTATGCCATGCGCTAATAATGATTGTAAAGGTTTCTTATCTACATCATATAAATGTGGATTATGTAACTTATATACATGTAATAAATGTCATGTATTTATTGGAAATAATGATACTGAACATATTTGCAACGAAGACGATATTAAAAGTGCTGACTTAATTAAATCATCAACAAAACCTTGTCCTGGACAAGGTTGTGGTGAACGAATTCAAAAAATTGATGGATGTCCACAAATGTGGTGTCCATCATGTAAAACAGCATTTAACTGGGATACATTAAAAATTGATAATGGTCCTGTTCATAATCCAGAATATTTTAGATGGTTATCACAAAATGCTAATCAACCTATTGAACGTGCTCCTGGAGATGTTGTATGTGGTGGAATTCCAAATAATATTATTTATACAATTAGTGATAGAGAAGTTCTATTATGGATTAATGACAAGCAAAAATTATTTCCTAATATTAATTATAAAAATGCTTATGAATATCTAAAAAGAATTATTAGAGAAATTTCACATATTACATATTATGAACTCAGAAGATATCAGGATCAACGTATTGAATTACAAGATACTAGTAAATATCGTATTAAATATTTACTAGAAGATTATGATGATGATCTATTAAAAGATAATATTTATAAAAATGATCTTAAACTAAAACGATCTACTAAATTTTGTAATATTTATGAACTCCTAAGTCAATTAGGTATTGACTTACTTAGATTTATCGAATATAAATTTATTGATGTTAAAAATAAAATTCGCTCAAAAACATTTAATGATGATTGGAAAGAGGTAGTTAATAAGTTAGAAGAATTTGAAAATGTTTTTAAATATTTCAATAGATATATGTATAATATTTCATATAGTAATAATATTAATGTTATTAAATATCATACTGATTTAGAAAAAGGTATAATTAGACCACTAACTAAAAAATGGAATAATAAATGGAAATGGAATTGTATTGATGAAGAACTAGTATAAATCTACCAATCATTTAAACCAAAATTAGGATTATCGGTACAGCTACGATAAAATAAATTTATTAAAGTTATAGCATCAAATACAGGTAAAGCAGTTTCATATCTTAACATATCTGAATAACATGGTAATTCTGTACATTCCATTAAAAAACCTTTTGTATTAGGATATTCTACTAATTTTTCAAATACTTTTTTCTTAAGCCCTTTTGATACATGTAAATAATCTACTTGTTCTCCATTTGCTACTGCTTCAAATCCTGGTACATCTTCACATCCAATAACATAAAATTTATTTAAATCTACTAATATACCACAATCTGTTAATAATTTTGTTAAATTTGGTTCTAATGTTTTTGAATTTGCTGTTAATATTGCTATTTTTTCATCTTTTTCTATTGATGCTGCTAATATTGATGTTTGTAATAAACTTGACATAAAAACTGGTAACTTTGTCATTTGTCTTATTTGTTTTTGATAAGCCATCATAAATCCACAATCACCAGATAAACCTACTACATTATGTTGCTCTAATTTTCTTATTGCTATTTTTAATGCTACTATTATAGCATCATCTATATATCCAACTTGTGCTTTTTCAAATGTTAAACCATGTATTATTTCATATTCTATTTCAAAATCAAAACTACTACTATCATCTACATCTCCTGGTATTGGTGGATAATCATAGTCTATTCTTAATATTCCTATTTTTTTCTTATTTATACGTTTCTTATCCCTACATATATCTAAACAAAACATTTATATATTTTATATTTAAAATAAAATATACAAAATAATAGTCATAAATTTATTTATTTTTTACTTATTATATTCTTATGTATAGCCATTTGCTTTTTAAATTTTATATGATCTGATATGTCTGATACCCATTTTGAATTAGTATTTGTAGTATTATCATTAGCATTTTGTACTCCTAAATTATTAACTAATCTAAAATTACCTAAACTAACATTATTTGTTCTACTCTTATATCCAGCTAATCCTTGATTCCAACTTTTTTTAATAATATATTTGTTTATATCCATAATATATTTATTTAGAATATATTATTTTTATATATCACAAATATATTATGTCAATTGATATTGATCCAAAAATATGGGGAAAATCATTTTGGTATACATTACATACTATATCTTTTACTTATCCTGATACACCTAATGATGCTGCCAAGAAAAAATATTATGATTTAATACAAAATTTACCTTTATTTTTACCTAATAAAAAAATTTCAAATCAATTCATTGAGATATTAGATAAATATCCTGTTAAACCTTATTTAGATTCAAAAACAATGTTTATTAAATGGATGCATTTTATACATAATGAAATAAATAAACTCAATTATAAAGATCCTATGCCATATGATGATTATATTCAAAAAATTACACACAGTTTCATTGTAAAAGAAATTCCCAAAACTACTATTAATTACTATGATATGTATTCTATTATCTTTATTATTATTTTAATTACTATTATATACTTTGAATCAAAGATAAAAATTGTATAATTTATTTTTCTTTATAATTAATATATAATGTTTAATAATAAGTTTCTTAAAAAATTAAATGAAAGTAAATATTCCGCAGGAATAGCTATGCTTATGCTTAATATTGGGTCTAAATATATATCTATTGGATTATCAAAATCACAAGAATCATATTTAACAAGCAATTTAGCTCGTCAATTATTAATATTTTCAGCCGCTTTTGTAGCTACAAAAGATTTACTAATTTCAATTATTTTAACTTTAACATTTATTTTATTTGCTGATTATATTTTTAATGAAACAAGTAGATTCTGTATTTTACCTAAAAAAATAACTAAAATTATAGATACCAATAATGATGGAATTATTAGTGATGATGAATTAAAAAATGCCATAGATGTTTTAACAAAAGCTAGAAAAGCTAATAAATTAAAAGCAAATTAAATAAATCTCTAAATATATATAAATATGGATTCGCTTAATAGTGATGTTACAGATTCTATTGGTGATTCTGACAAATCTGAATTGACTATTAAAAATTTATATAATGAAGACTCAAAATTTTATAAAGAATATAACATAAATAAAGATGATGCTGACATTATAACCCTTAAAATAAAGTTAAAAAATATTGATAATTTGTTTTGTAAAAGTTTTAAAGAATATACACAAAATACTAGACGAGATTTAAAAAACAATGATATATACGTTATCATATTTAAAGCAATTCAAAATATTAAAATATTAATCAATCAATTAAATAATTTTTTTAATAAACAAAAAAATAAGCAGGTATTACAAATAGCAATAAATGAGTATAAAAGTTTTTATAAACTATTAAGATTACTACAAATAACACATTTTAATTCTACTTCCTGTTCAAATGAAATCCAAAACTTTGCTGATATTAATATATCTACATATAAAACAGAGTTCCTTAAATTTGTATCCACAATTATTCATGATGAATTACTTTATTGTATCATACTAACCAAATTACATCTTCCAATGTTAATATATAAAACAAATAGTACCAGTAAAACTACAGAAAACCTAATTAAGAATAATTTTAATGATGTTGTATGTTTTAAAGATACTGATAAGACAAGTTCTTCTGCTTTAACTCTCGGAAACAACCTACCTGAATATGATAACTTAGATTTTATTAATTATAGATATAATATATCGGAAAAACAAGATATTGAAGCAGCAAGTTTAGATAGTTTAATTATATTAGCAAATAATGATGAAACTACACATTATTTTGTTAATATTGTTACAATAAATACATTTGATGAAAATGTAAATAAGGACTTTGTATTTAAAGATAGAAATAAATATTTGGAGTATGATAAAACTGAATCTAATAATGAAGACTTTAATAAGGGTGATATACTACTTTATGCATGTGCTATATCTGAAATTAATACACCACCGAAAATTTTTAAATTTTCAAAGATAGATTATGATATTAAATATGAAACTATCAATAAACCGATAACATTTTCTGATCTTTTTAATGACAATGATAAAGAAACATGTATAAAAGAGAAAGATGAATTAAATGAGCAAAAAAGTGTTAGTAAAATTTTATATGTTGTATTACGAAAATTTTTATGGACCCTTAACTCACCCAATGAAGAAAATATAAAATCAATAATTTATTCTGATAATTTTTCTTTAAAAAATATCAAGGTAATTAGATTTGCTACTGATAAATTTAATAAGTATTTTCCAAGTATTAATGCATCTACACCGATTACACTTACTTATGAAGATGTGCAAAATAAACAGGCCGTAATCAACCCTTCTACGCCTATCCCAGAGTTTAATATAAAAACAACTGATTCTCTTATAGATTTGAAAAAGGATACAAATAACACTATGTTAGCAACAATTGAAGCGAGTATCAGAAAAATTAAATATATTGAAAAAGAAAGTGATGAAATTGCTGTAGGTGATTTTTTAAATCGATTAAATAACAATACTTATGAAATTTTAAGAATACCAAAATCTAATAGAGCATTAGATAATGAATATGCTCCATCATTTAATGGAGAACAAAGAAAAATTATTAATAAGGAATATTTAAATGATGATGGTAGTCAAATAAATACGAATAATGACAATATAAAAAATCCAAATAAAAAAATAGATGTTAGTGAATTAATAACATGTGAATTTGCAAATGAAGATGAAGCACAAGAGTATATGGAATATTTAAAATATCCTAGTAATGATAAAATTATGTCTGAGGTTTATAAAACTTATCATTTTCATAATGAAATAAAATTAAACAAATATAATGACAAATATACTGTAGGAACAAATGATCAAGAAAATATTGAAAAAAATCTTGTTAACAAATACAAACCTACTATTTGTATTAATAATGAAAATA